GACCGCATAGACGTTGGTGGAGGCGTTTTCAGCGATCTCACCCTGCTTGGCAGGCCAAACGTAGGGCAGGCGCCCGTCGGCAGGCGCGACGACGACACCCTCGGCATATTTGGTCGTCGCGATCGGGGCCATGCCAGCGCCTTCGTGGACTGATTTTTTGGGGACCGTCGCGCGCATCGGATGGGGGATCGCGTTGCGCCAGTTGATGTCGGCTTGGTAGAGGTTGGGAAAGCGGATCGCCAGCGCCGCGTGCTGTTCGACGCGCGCCGAACTCGGGCCGCCCGTCTCTTTGGTCGAGGATTTGCCGGTGAAGGTGAGCGCGACGCTAGCGGCGCTGGCGGTGGCCGTTTTGTCGAGCGTCACCGTGGCCGTGCCGGCGTCGATGACAGTGACCTTGCTGCCGGCCTGGATGCCCGTGCCCGAGACGACCATGCCGACGTAGAGCCCGACGACGGTGGCGAGGTTCGTCACGTTGGCCGAGCCTTCGGTCGTTTTGCCTTCCAAGCTGACGACGTGGTCAGCGACCAGCGCTTCGCCAGCGATCGGGACGGCCGCCCCTTCGCTGGCGTTGGCAGAGTAGCCCGGTCCTTTCACCAGGTCGTGCGCGCTGATGAACGAGTCGCCTATCGTCACCGCCCGCCCGCTGGGAGCGTCGATGATCGTCACGCCTTTGTTCGTCGATTCGTTGGAGGACGGGGCCCCGGCGGGCTTGTGGACGTTCGGCCAATAGGTGAAGGCGTCTTTGTAGTCGGCCACCGGATCGGTTGACTTGCCGAGGATCAGCACGGCGCTGAAGTTTTCTTTGCCGTATTCAGTCTCTTTGGCGATGGCGAACTTGTTGTTGGAGCCTTCTTTGATCGCGGCAACGATCGCTGCCGAGGACGGATGCAGCGTCGAGAGGTCGGCCCGCCAGCGGAACATGTCGGCGCGCAGCGGCAGGGCGTTGAAGGGCCAGTCCTGCTCCTTCTGGTAGGTCGCAAACGCAGCCGGGATGATCGGCGAGGCTTCTGCTGCAACCGTCGTGCCGGTCGCGTTGTTCTGCCAGGTCAGCGCGTCGACGCCCACCGTGACCGTTAGCGCTGTGTTGGTCAGGACGTAAATGCTGCCGCGGAAGGTCAGCCCGTCATAGACCGCCACCATCGAGCCGTTGGTGATCGCGCCACTGAAGCCTTCGGGACGCTCCCAGGCGCCCGCACGGACGACCCACGGGCCATTGTCCACCGCGTTGAGCTGGCCGATCGCGAGCACCACCTGGCCCACCGGCACGACCACGCCGTCGGTTTCCGAGGCCGCCTTTTCACCTGACAGCGCCGCGATGTTAGAGCTGGCCACAGCACGAGCGGCGATGCCCGCAGTCCGTGCGGCGATGATCCCCGCGACCGTCGTGTAGCTGACGAGCGAAATGCGCCGATCCTCGCGCGGCGAAGCGGGCACGGACTCGTCGTATTCGCCCTCGTCCAGCCAGACGGTGTAGTAGCCGGAGTCGTTGGTCAGCACCGCCGGTAGCTGGCTGGTGCCTTCGCTGTCGGCCCACAGAACCGCTGGCGTGCTCGTGCCCGCTTTCAGCAGCTCAACGGCTACGCCAGCACCCGCGCCAATGACGACGTCAGAGTGCTGGACGCGCATCTACTTGACCGCGGCCTCCGCGCTGGGCGGGGCCTCCGTGCGCGCCTTGACCCGCTCCAGGGTGTCGCCGGCGATCTTCAGCAGCTCCTCGCGCGCGTAACCCGCGCGCTCCGCCTCAATGAAGGCTTCGATGCCGGCCACGTCCTGCTCTTCTGCGAGGCGGATCAGCTCACCCTGTTCGGACTCCGTGGGCGCCGGCGCGGGCAGCTCAAGCAGCCAGAATCCCTCCTCTTTGTGGCCAAAGAGGGCATGATTCTCCAGGAACTTGATCGCCGCGGGACCGTCGAGCTTTTCGCCGCGCGCGCCCTTGAACGTCTCGCCCTTGCCCGTGGGCACCTTGAGCATCCCGTCTTTGAACCCAATGCGTTCGCCCGTCTCGAAGTCCACGCGCTCGCCGTTTTCCATGATCGGCTTGTCGCGCTTGACCGTCAGCCACAGCTCCTCGCGGCGGGCGACGTAGGTCTTGTAGGCGGGGGGCGAGGCGACCACCGTTGGCCCCTCGATCGTTGCTGCAGGCATTGGCTTCTCCTTCGCTAGGGGCGCCCCGCACTCGCGCGAAGCGCCCCCGTCAGTAGTTTGCGCTCAGCCGGTGATCCCGGTCATGACGCCGTGAGTGCGCTGCTGGCCGAATTCAAGACCAGCCTCGGTCAGGAACTCGTCCTTTTTGCCGTCCTGGTCGTTGGGCTGACGACCGGGCAGCAGTTTCGTGTCGCGGTTGTTCAGCGGGCGGTAGTCGACGTTGGGCATGTCCAGCGTGATCATGTAGCCGCCGTACTTCGACCCCTCAAGGAGGCGGTGGTAGACGGTGTGAATCGTGCCGAACGGCCCGGTGTAGCGCGTGACGTCCATGCCGTAGGTCGTCTCGTCGTTTTTGGTGATCTGCTTGGACGCCGGGAACTTGCCGAGCGCCTGGATCGCCGCCGAGCTCATCAGAGAGAGCTTGTCCGGCGTGCCGTAGCGGAACACCATCGCCATGTAGGCGTTGAACTCCGCTTCGGAGAGCACGCCGCCGGCGTCGGCCTGGTTGGTGGAGATGAACGAGAGCGCGCCGGCCGTCGTGCGCACCGGGTAGGAGCCCGGCTGCGTCGTCGATTTGCGCCCGAACAGGAACGCGTACTCGATGTCGAGCGCGTGCTCGGCACCTGCGCGCTGCTGTTTGCGGTCCCACTCGTTCGGGGCCACCATGTAGGACACGTTTGCCGCGGTCTCCGACAGTTCGTAGGGAGTGCGGAAGATCTGCGTCTGGTTTTCAAACGTGCTGGGCAGGAGCGACCGCGCCACCTTCGACGTGTCGTTCTCCGGCTGGGCCTGGCCGACGATGATCAGCTCGTCGGATTCGTTCATGTTCGCGGCGGTTGAGCCGATCCCGCGCGTGACAAGCAGCGTGTTGCCGGTCACGCTGTCGACGCGGACGATCTCGCCCGTGCGCGAGTTGAGCACCAAGTCCCACTGCTGGAAGTAGGTGCCGTGGACGACGGGTACTTCCTGGTTGGTGGTCGACGCAAGGGCCGCCGACGTGGTGTCGAACCGGCTCTTTCGTTCGTCCTCCTTCCATTTGAAGACGATCGCGGGCGTCGAGCTCTTTTTGAGTTCGCGCGTGAAGGCCGTTAGCACCTGGATGTTGGGCTCCAGGAGCGATATCTGTTTGCCGACCTCGATCGCCAGCGAGCCGCTGTCGACGTTGGCCGTCGTGGTTGCGCCTGTTATGGCGGTTGGCATGTGAGTCTCCTATGTCAATGGGCGTTACAGGGTCAACGGCTCCCTGTGAACAGCGGCAGGCGTTTCGCGCCCCAATTCGCCGTCACGGACTCCGTTGTTGGTGCTGTGCCCTGTCCAGCGCCACCGGGACTCGCCCCGCCTGCGCCCTCCAGTGCTGCTGCGGACTCCTGCGTGGAGCCCTCCTGCTTCGACTGGTCAGCCGCGCGGCCGGCCAGATACACCAGCTCAAAGAACTCGGGCATCGAGCCGAGCTCCGGGTGTCCTGCTTTCTGTGCCCACTGCTGGGCGGTGTCGATGACCGTCTTGCCGACCTCGGGGTCGGCGATCTGCGGGTACTTCGCTACCAGGTCGTCGATCGCACGATCGGTGCGCAGCTCGCCGATGTCCTTCTGCAAGGGCTCGACGAGCGCCTGCGCGCGCTGCGCGGCGATGTTGTCGATCAGAGAGCCGAGCTGCTGCATCGCAGCCTCCGGCCCCTGGTAGGTCGGCGCGGACTCGTCCAGGAAGCTGAGGTCGATCTCGCCCTGGCCCTCGTTCGCGTCGGTTTGCTGCTGCTCCTGCGGCGCCTGCTCCTGCCGCGACTCGGCGAGGCTCTGAAGCATGGTCCGCTGCTGCTCAAACTGCTGGCCGATGGTGTCCAGGACGGCCGCCAGGTCGGGCTGCTGCTGACCATCGGCCTGCTGCTGCTCGCCTGCCTGCTGTTGACCGTCGCCGGTTGCCGGCGCAGTCGCCAATCCCGCCCCTGAAGCCTCCATCGTGACCTACCTCTCCGCCGCGGACTCGCCCGCGTTCGCTCTTGCTTCCGCTTCGCCTTCCGCGCGGCGCTTCGTAGCGCGTTCGCGGATGGCGCTGATTGCCCCGTCGAACGCCGCCAAGCCGCTTTTGCGGCCCAGCAGACGTGGATACTCCGACGGGTCTGAGACCGGACCTTCAAGCTGGCGGTCGATCGTCGCGACCTCCCGCTCCAGCACGGCACGGACTGCCTGCAACCCCGGCGAGTCGAGCAGCCGTTCGACGGCTTCGCCCGCCTCGATCAGCGCTGGACGAGCGTCGATACCCTCCCACAACTCGTCAACGTGACGAGTCAGGGCAGGCGGTGCTTTTACCGGGGCATTCATTGGCCGCGAGGATAGGGCCGCTGCCGGACTGCATTCAGCGGCGCTTGTGCGCCGGCAGCACGCGCGGAACGCGTACCGGCTTGCGTGCGGCACCGCGAGTCGCCACGAAAGCGGCCTTTGTGACAGCTCCGGCGAGTCCGTGCGCACGGCCAGCAAGCATGGCGTCGAGCACCGGCGATGGGCCGCGACTGCCCGAACGTCTGAACGGCTGTGTCTGGCGGGTGGCGCTCACGAGCCGACGCGCGGTTGTGGACGGGGCGTCTGCCCGCGCGTCTTGCGCAGCGCCGTGGACTGCGGTTCGTGCTTTTCCTTGATCGCTTCCTCGGCGGCGTTGGGCTGCACGCGCGGCGGGAACTGGTGAACGGCCTTGGCCTGAGCGTGCGCTAGCGAGCCTTCACCTTCGACGGGAATGCCGTTTTCATCGACGGTCGGGTCCAGTAGCAGATACGCCTGCGCAGCCTCCAGGATCGCTTTGCCGATGTCGGCCAGCTTCTCTTCGCCGAACGGTAGTTGCAGCGCAAACGACATGACTTCGATCGAGCGCAGCAGGTTGTCGCGTACGAACTGCGGCGTGGTCTTGACGAGCTGCTGCTGGCGCTTGGCGGGATCGTCGGGGTAGAGATAGCCAGCGCCCGGCAGCTCGCCTCCGAGTATCTGTTCGACAAGCTGTTCCTCGGCCTGCTTGCGCGCAGCCGCAGGATCGGCCTGTAGACCGGGCTGGGGCGGCTGATAGCTCACTGCTGAGCCTGCCCTGACATCGCGACCACCTGATCGGCGCTCGGGCCTTCCTCGGGCGCTTCGGCCGTCCGTGCGGCGATCACCGAGCGGGCGATCAGCGCCGGGTCAGCGCCACCCTGGATCATCATGCGCAGCGCCGCCAACGGCACGGTCGGCTGCTGGGAGCGCAGCCAAGCCTCGGGGTGCTTGATCCCGAACAATTCAAGTGCGCGCATCCGCGGCTTGGTCGGGTTGATGAACCAGTCGTGGCTGAAGTTCTGCAGCAGCGCCACCGCATCCGCGCGGTCCTGGGGGACGTTGCGCGCGGCCATCGAGCCGCCCTCGACGACGATCTCATACTCGCCTTCAAGCTCGCCGGGGCCGATCTTCACCCACTTGTACCGCGCAGCCTCGGGGTCCAGCGGTTCGGGTTCTGCGCCGGGCTGAATCAGCGAACGCGCTTTGCGGATTTCGCGCTGGTCGAGGTAGAGGAACTGGCGGGCCGTGTGGCGCACGACTTCGATCTCAAAGCGCCGCGCGCCAAGCTCGATGCGCCGGCCGAGGGCGGCCTGCACAAGCTGGGCCTCAGTCGCCGTGGTGTTGGTCTGTCCAGAGGGCGAGTTGTCAGAGGCGTCAGTCAGGCCGGCGACGTCGGCGATGTTGGCGAGGATCGCGGCCTCCTCCTGCCAGCCGGCGCCAGGCACTTCCTTGACGCCCAGCGGCATGAGCGCCGCCCGCGGGTCGCCCTCGACGGGGATAGCCGAGGCGGGGCCGAACTGCAGGTCATCCGGATCTACGACCGCCGCGTCATAGGCGTAGCCGGCGCACAACGCCAGCGTCACCAGATCGCGGCGCTGGGAACGCAGCGTGTCGATCTCGCGCTGCAGGTGCTCCAGCGGCTCCAGCGCGCCGATGCCGATCATCTGGTGCTGCAGGGGGATGGGACGGTAGATCTGAAAGGGCATCTCGCCGCAGGGGTTTTCACAGACCTTCACGAGCACGGCGCGGTCCAGGACCGTGTAGACGTATTCGCCGTCGTGATACTCGATGACTTCGTGGACCTGCTCGCCTTCGGCGGCCGGGTGGTGAAGCTCAAAGCCCGAGGCACGCATCCGCTCTGACCAGATTTCGGTGTAACGCTGATCGCCGTTGGGCAGGCGGCGGATTTCCTCCTCGGTCAGGTTGGCGACCGACGGAGCGTCCCACGGGCCGCCGTTCTGCGCGAGGCGTTCGACGACGCCCTCGATGCTCAGCCACATGCGGTGCGCGGTCCAGTCGCAGGTGTTCATGTCATAGCCGCGCCAGTCCCAGGCGAAGTCGAAGATATCGACGTCCTCAAAGCGCGGGTCATCGAAGTAGACGTCGGGCTGGGCGTCGCCGAGAACGTGTGTGTGGCTGTCCTGACCCTGGCGCTGGGCGGCCGCCTCGTCGAGCGGCACCATGCGCGGCACCATTCGCCTGCGCATCCGCGCTTTGCGGTCCCAATAGGTCTTGCCGACGCCCAGACCGTAGAGCTGGCCCGAGCGCATGACCGCCTGGAAGGGCAGGTCGATGTCGATCTGTTCCTGCTGAGCGTCGATCAGCATCTGCACCGCGAGCACGTTCTCGCGCCATACTTCGTCGCGGGGCAGGTAGACCAGTTTGGGCGCGTTGGCAATCGCGCGCGGCACCACCGTCTCCACCGTTTTGAAGCTCAGCGGGATGTGCAGGTCGGCGCCCCACTTTTTCTTGGCCTCGGCGATATAGCCGTCCTTGTCGTTGGGGCCGGCCTTCACCCACTCGTGATTCCAGCGCGTGAAGCTGCGGTACTGGTCATAGAAGCGCTGACATTTTTTGTGAAAGCTGACGCCGACGCTCTGTTCCCAGAGGCACATCCGTGTGACGATCTTCTCCACGACGTCGACTTCCTGCGGCGTCGCGCCGGGAAACTGCATGACGGCGCCGTTGGACTGCGATCCGGCCACTACTCCTCCGGCTGCTGGGCCTCGGCGGTGTCCTCAGCGTCGTCGTGCTCGGCGTCGTGCTCAGCCTGGTCGGGCTCAGGTGTCAGCTGCAGGTCGGACTCAGGCTGGGCCTTCGTTTGCCCGCGATCCTGCCAGGTGAGGACGAGTGCCGTGGTGACGCGCTCGTTGTCGATGCCCGTGGGAGCGCGCTCGTAGAGCACCGAGAAGCCACCGCCGGAGAAGTCGGCCACGATCGCCGCCTCAGTGATCGCGACAAGCTGCGCCTGGCGGCTGACCACTGGGATGTCGCCCAGCGGCGTCTGCTTGAGCTCATCGGGTCCGACGTAGCGGCTGCGCAGCGCCATCCTTCACTCCTAGCTTCGGGTGCGGGGATGCTCCCACGCGCGTCGGATGCGGCTCAGGTGTCGGCGCGCTCGTTCGGCTTGACGTCCCAGCGGCCCTCGCGGCGCATCCGCTCGCCGACCTCGCGAAAGTGGCGCTCAAGATCGGCGTCGCGGTCGGCGGGGTCAAAGATCGTGCCCTTGTTCGTCTCGCTCGGAGCGCTGGCGCGCAGCTCGTCGATGTTCGACGTTGCGCACTTGACGACGTGGCGCTGCCAGATCGCCTCCTGGCCGCGGTAGAACTTCGCACCGCAGACCAGGCAGCCGCCGATGAGCACCTTCTTGTCCTCGTAGCCGCGGGGAACGATGATCTGCAGGTTGCTCCCGCTGCTCGGGTTGGCGTTGAGGATCACTCCGGCCACCGCGCCATCGTGACAGCGCGCGCGGACCTCAATAGCCCGTGAGCGGATCCTTAGGCTTGAATCCCTCCACGCGCTTGCCGCCGATCTTCGGCGGGTGTTTCATCGCCATGCCCATCTGCCCGATCATCCAGGCGACTACGAGGTCGTCGTACTCGCCCGCCTGCGCGCCGTGGCGGCCTTTCTCGTCGATCACGTAGGTCGTGAGCTGGCGCGCGGTCTCAGGGTCGCGCACCAGCCCTTCGTCGCGCACATCTGAGCCCAGCAGGCCCATCAGGTTGGCCTCCATCGCGGGCTTGGTGACGTTGGTGGTTTCCCAGCCTGCCTTGTTCTCGCGCGTGTTGCGCACCGTGTCGATGCGCTGGCGGCGGAACATCTTTTTGTAGCGGTAGTCCTTCTCCAGTGGGCTCACGACCGCGATGCCCTGATTGTTGACCTCGACCATCAGGCGCGCCTCGTTGTAGTAGATCGCCAGTAGCAGCAAGAAGATCGGCAGTTCGTGAATGTCCATGCGCGACTTGTGCGTGGCGACCTCGGCGCGCGTGTGGTGGTCATAGACCTTGACGGCGTGGTAGTCGCCCTGGGAGAACGTGTTGGCTTCGCCCGAGGCGACGTCGGCGACGACGTAGTAGGCGCCCTGGCGGCGCTCAAAGTCCGTAGCCTCGCGCTCGACGCCGTCCTCAAGCACTGTCGCCGGCGCAATGGCCGCCTTTCGCGGGTGCTCCCATACTCGCAGCAGATGCTCGCCCGGTTTCGCACGCTCAGCGGGCACCCACACAGCCGCTCCCGGCACGATGACGGTGCCCGAGCGAGATCGGCGCTCTACCTCCTGTGCGGGCCTTAGAACGCCCGAGACGGGCTCTGGCGCGGCTTCGACGGCCTTGATCGCCTTCGTGATCAGGATGCTCGGGAAGACCGTGCGCCCCGAGCCGATGAACGCCACCTCGTCAGAGTGCGGGTTCTCCTGGTTGAAGGTCTGCACCGATTTGTCGGGCTGCTCCTGAATCTTCATGCGCCGCCACAGCAGTTGCTCGGGCGTGGCGCCGTAGAGCTGCACCAGCATCGGCTCGTCTTCGGCAAGCTCGCCGAGGTCGGCGGTGCGCCCGATGCTCTCGATGAAGCGCTCGCGCTCCTCGGCGGTGGGGAAGCGCATCGAGCAGTCCGGGTCGCGCCACCAGGGGACGAAAATCGGCGTGTAGACCTCGACGCGCACCGGGTCGGTCGAGCCTTCGCGCGCGCTGATCCAGCGGCGGTAGAAGTGGTTGAGGCCGTTGGCCGTGCTCTCGATCGCGCAGATCGTCTCCTGCTCGTAGGGCAGGGCTTCCAGCATCGCGAGCATCTTGCGCGTTGCCTGTTCTGACTCCCAGAAAGCGACCTCGCTCAGGTGCAGCAGGTTCGGCGTGGTGCCGCGGCCGCTCGTCGGCGAGCCAGCGGTGTCGATCTCGAAGATGGAGCTGCCCATCGCGCCTTCCATGCGCCGTACGCGCGACTGCTCGCCGAAGATCATGTGCTGGCGCCCGTTCTTGGTTTCGCCCACGCCGATCAGACCGGGCTTGATCGGGAAGCCCATGCCTAGCTGATCTTCGGTCGGCAGGTTGGCGTAGGCACGGCGCGCCATCTGCAGGATTTCGCCTGCGGTGTTGACGTCCTGGGCGACGACGACGGCCGCCTGATCGGCGAGCTGGGTGACGCGCTGCAGGAACTTCAGCGCGATCCAGGTGGACATGCCCAACTTACGCGCCTTCAGGATCAGCACGCGCATCGGCAGGCCCGCGGCCCGTTGCTTCTCCAGCGCTTCGTCAAGCTCCAGTTGCCAGGGCTTGGCGATGGCCGGGACGAGCACCTTGCGCTTGTCCAGAATCTTGGCGCAGCCCTGAAAGGCACCGGGCGCCGGAGTTACCCAGCGCCCGGATGAATCTCGTGTGACCCCGCCGGCCCAGAAGGGCGTGTCGTAGCGAAGCCTGTGTTCGGCCGCGCGCCGCTCTTCCTCAGCGACCGCGGCCATGTGAGCGAGCTACGAAGGGCCGATGAGCTCGAACGTCGCCGTGACGCCGGAGAGGTCCGTTTTGGCCGCCGCCTCAGCGCCAGCGCCTTTGGCCGCCGCCGCGCCGCCGTAGACCTTGACCTTGCCGCCCTCCAGGGCGAAGTCCCAGCCGCCGGTGCCGGTGATCTGCAGGCTGTCGATCACTTCGGGCAGCGCGTAGCGAGCAGCCGCATCACTGCCGATCGCGTTGCCGCCGGTCGCGTATTCGGTGCCGAATTTCACGGTGCCGATGTACTTCGACCGCGAGTTGCCCAGCAGGATCTTCGTCTTGGTCGTGAACTGCGCTTCTGCGACTGCTACCGCCATGCCATCTGCTCCTTTCCGGTCAGACGACCGGCGTTGCGCTCTTTTCTGAGATCGACTGGCGCAGCTCGGCGTCGCTCAACGAAGCCGCGTTGGGCACTCCAAGCCCCTCGGCCTGCTTGACGAGCTTGTCCCAATCCGTTTCCGAGGAAGGCGTCTGCGCCGTCGGCGAGTTGGCGTCGGCGGCGGCCTGCGGATCGGCGACGACCTGCGCGGCAGCCTCGCCCGCGGCCTGATCGCCAACGGTGGCGCCAGCGTCTTCGGCCACGGCCGCCGACGCTTTGGTTTCTTCGACGGCGCCGCCGTTGGCCTGGCCAGTCCCGGAGGACTCGCTGGCGTCGGGTGTGCCCGCGTCAGGGGCCGGCGGATTCGGGTCATCGACCGGCGCCGCTAGCGCTTCGACCGAGGCCGCGTCGGGAGCAGCCGCAACCTTGGCTTCGTTGGCAGCCTGCGCCTGGGCGTCCGTGCCCGCAGCGAGGCCGGGGCCGCTGACTTCCGTTTTCGCCTGCGCAGTTTCGGAGGGTTCGGCCTGTGGGGCGGCGTCGGAAGCCGCTGGATCGACGGCCTGGGAGGTCTCCGACGCCGTTTCAGTAGTTGCGGGGGAGCCGCCGGCCTCCGTATCCGCGCCTTGCTCCCCGGCGGGGGCCGTGGTAGTCGAATCGACGGCGGTGCCGTCTGGAGTGGTCTGCGCCGGCCCTGCCTCGGGAGTCGAGCTGGCCGCTGGAGCCTCCGGTGCGGCGGTGTCCGGCGCAGCTTCGTCGGTGGGCGGGACAGGCTCTGTGGGGCCTTCATAGAGCGTCCAGTCGCTGCCGAGTTCGACCGGCTCTTCCGAGCCCGCGTAGACCCAGAGGTCGTTGGGCGTGCGGCTCTCGTCGGCCGGGACGACCTGTTCGCGCACGTTGGCCTTGCGCCAGATCGCCGCGTCGGGCTCCTCCTCGACGTTGTGCAGGTAGTAGCGCTGCGGCTGGGCGTCGCCGGTGCCAAGCACCGGAGAGGTGACGCCCTCGGGCAGCCCTTCGCCCTCGGTGGCCGTAGCGGGCTCGGCCGGCGGCTCCTCGACCACGGGCGTCTGCGCGGTGCCCTGCTGGCCGGGTAGCGCCTGCTCGGGCGGCTGCATGAGCGTGATCGAGCTCGACGGGTCCTGCGCGACGCAGCGGATCGGGCGGAACTCGCCATCGACGTAGCCGGTGACGAAGAACAGGTCGCCGGGGATCAGCCCCGCAAAGCCGACCTCGCCATCCTCGTCGACAGTGCGCCGACCGCGGATCGCACCGCCAGGGCGCACGT